TGTGTAACCGCTTCTGCAAGAACAGGATGCGTTGCACCACTTGCTCCTTGGAAAGGTTGTGTTGGGTTTTCGTATTTAAATCCTAAAAGATCTAGTCCTTTTGTGTAACTGTCTTCCCAGTCTTTTCTAGATGATTTGTATTGATTGTAATTTGCTGCAAGTTCAGAACCTAGTTTACCTGTAACATCGTCTGGTAATAGTTCTGCTAAGTTGTCAAAATGAGATTCGCCACCACCTGCATTAACTGCTTCTGGATCAAAATTAATTGTTGCACCACCATCTTCTTCTTGAGTTACTTCAATATCATCTGGACCAACTTGCTCATCAATTGTTTCTTGTTGAGCTACAGCGATTTCTTCTTCGCCAGGTACTTTAATTTCAGTCTCTACGTTTGGTAGGGCTTTGTCTATATCTGCCATTTATATTCTCCGAGTTCTTTATTGTTGTAGCTTGTTTTAACGGAACATTCAACCCCTGTGGGTCTGGTCCCTTAAGTGGTGGGATTGCATTAAATTTAACGTGTTGCATATTTACCACAAGATTTTTATTCTTCATCGCTAAAAAAACCTCTCTTATTTTTAAAATCATCATAAGTCTCATAACCACTGATACCCAATGATAATGCTAGACCTGGTAAACCAAATCTACGTGACACAGTTTTTAAAGCTGTAGGGCTAATCCCTAGTCTCATTGTTTTTGCAATAGAAGGACTAAGTCCTCTAGATACAATTCTATCTGCATCGCTTGCAAACGCCGCACCAAAATAATTAAATGGGTTTGTTGCCATCTCTCCTAACGAGTCTCCTTGTTGTACTTGTTCTGCTAAATACAAAGGCTCAGTTGCAAGTAATCCAAGAGGTGTAGTGGTTGCAGCTAAACCTCTACCTAAAGTTTTTAACGCGGTTTTTGTAATACCAGATTTCTTTGCACCTAACGCGCCACTTCTTGCAGCTTCAATTGTTGATGGTGCAGTGACCGCTGTACCTGCTACAGTTGCTGCGCCTAACGCTGGAAGATACGCATCTCCAATGGCTGGACTTTCTTGTGGTGTATCATCTAATGATCCTGTCACCATATCTATTAATAAATTTTTTTGTTGCTCTTCATTTGACAAATAAGTTGTTGGATCATCGTTCATAAACTGTTTAACAAGTCCTGCAGTTGCGGCACCGGCTGCAGCGAACGCTCCAAACCTTCCACCTTTTTTAGCGACGTTAAGAAAAGTATTTGCAAAAGATTTAAATTTACCGGGCCCTTCATTAGCAAGTTTTGTTATTGTTTCTTCTGGAGCTTCATTTAACGCTCTTCTCATTTGTTCTCCGCAACCCCCACCTGCTAAACCCCCTCTTTTCATTCCAAGGATACTACAGATATCACCTTCATTTAAAGTTGCTGATGCAATAACATCTTTGTAACCTTTATCGATAAGGGCTTGAATTTTTTTACCAGATGTTTTGTCGCCAAAAGGTGTAGAAACTCTTAAACCAGCTAAAAAACCACTTCCTTTTAAATCTTGTGGACTAGACCTTTTAATAATATCTATTCTACCTTTTGTAGTTAAACCTTCAGGACCAGCAATGGCTTTATCGACAACGTTTAAATAAGAATCGGTAATTCTTTTTCCGCCTGGCTCACTAAATTTTATATTATTTAAAGTTTCTCTTAAACTCATTGAAATAGGTGAGGACCTTTCATTTATTCTAGGTTGAATAAAATCTTGCGGAACTATTTTTCCATTTTCAATGTTAAAACCACCAAGTTTATAACCACCGCTTAAATTAGAAAAATCATTTTGTAATTTTTGTATTGCTTGTGGAATAGTTCTTCCACCTGCCTGTTGTTCTGCTGCATTTAAGGGTCCTGAAAAAGGAGTTTGGTAATACCCGCCTTTAGTGGCTCCTGTTTTTTTATAAAAATGAAGTTTAGGATCAAATTTTCCACCTTTTAAATTTGCAGGTTTTCCAGTTGCTTTACTGTAAGCTACATCAAATACTTGATCAACGGATTTAACTCCTCTATCAAAAGTAAGCCCCTGCTCTGCATTTCTTTTAAGGGCTAAAATCTTAGAGTCATAGCTTGCTTTGAGAGTGTTTAAACCATCTTGAATAAAAGCAATTCTCATAAAATTTTTTTTGTAATCTGGAAAATCTGACATTAAAGCTTTAATGTCAGTATGGTCTCCTGCCATATAAAGTTTAACACCTCCTTTATTTACTAAAGGTAATTTATATTTTCTAGCAATAGTATGTGCACCTTGACGTAATTGATCTAAAAGTTGAGCATCTTTTTTAGGAAGACCTAATGCCAAAGCCATATCTACATTACTCATTTTTCCTGCTTGAGAAGCAATAGCCACTAAATTTTTATGTAATACAGAATCAATATAATTAGGTGTTGGTGCCTTTAATTTATTGTATAATTCTTTTTCATATCTTTCTACGTTATTTCCTGAATAAGAATTTAAAATTTTTCGTATTCTAGAAATAAAGTTATTTTCTAATTTTGGATCATCAACCGCCATGCCAATTTTTTTAGCATAATTTGCTTTTAAACGATCTAACCCATATTTAGTTTTTTGATCTTCTAAAAGATATCCTTCTTTTATACCTTCTTTAATAGCTTCATCTAATTTTTTAACTTCAGGAAAAATTTTAGCATGTTTACTTAATATAAAATCAGTAAGTTCTCTTCCTTTAAAAAAATTATCATATTTTTGATAATTACCAGCGATCGCGTTTTCAAAAGCTCTTTTAACTGTTCTTGGTGCGATAGCTGTTCCTTTTACAGAGTTAGTTCCACTTTTTAATCCATATTTTTCATTAAAAAGTTTAGCTAAATGAGATGCTGGTTTTTGTTTAAATTTAGATTCATTTTCTAAATAAACATCTAAAATTTGTTGATCTTGAGCAGCAAGACCGGCTCCTGTTAAATATTTACCTGTCATGGTTTTATTTATTTTAGTAATAGAGGGGTCTAGTTTTCCTGTATCTAGTAATTCTTCATAAATTCTATTAAGACCTCTGTAGTCACTTGAGGTTCCTGGTCTTGATGCGACTTTAATATCAAACTCTTCTATTAAAGTTCTACTTACATCAGATCTTGCCATATCTGAATTTAAAAGTTCAATAGTTCGTGCTTCTATTTCAGGAGTCCATTGAGCTAAAATTTTTGTTGTACTCGATTTAGCCCTACGATCTTGGTCAAAAGAAAAATCTTCTAAATCCATTAGACCTCCAGGATCTTAGCTAGTCCGCCTCTTGCAAAATCTTCTACGAACTTTGCTGTTAGTCTATCGAATCTTGGATCACCTGGACGTAGACCATTTGCATCGACTACATTGTTTAAAACTCTTTCTGTAAAGATTGCAATCTCTTCTGAGCTTGCACCTGATGGAACCATCTCTGCAATTCTTGGACCAAAGTATTTATTAACTAAAGTTAATGGATCACCTGCTTGTCCTCCACCACCTTCTGTAATATATTTAACATCAACTTCTTCTATGATGTCTGCAAAATTTGTTTGATTAGGATTTTCTTTTTTTAATGCTTCTACTAAAAATTCTCTAGCAGATCCACGTTGTGCGGGAGTTGATCCAATATTATCAAAATAACCTATGCCAAATTTTTCTTCTACAAGATTTTTTACAACATCTTCTGGTCTTGCGTTGTATTCAACTGCTTCATCGAAAGGTGTTGTCTTTGCAGCTGCTGCTTCTGTTTGTTTCTTTTTAACAATCTCATCTAGTCTAGTCATTAAAGCTGATTTCTCTTCATCAGGTAAAGCTTTACGAAGTCCAACTCCTCTTGGTAAATTTTCTACTTCAGGAAACGGTACGTCTGCAGTCTCATCAGTCATTCCTCTAAGAGAAGCTAAACCTTCTGCATCCAGGTCCCTGGTCCCTGTTGCCATGTCCGTGATGTTTGTAACTTGACGAGGGTTATAGAACTCATCCATCTTCATCATGTTAGTTAAAAGTTTATTTGCTTGGGGATCGTTAAGTTTGTCAGCTGTTGCAAAACCAACTGAGCTTTTTAATTCTTGTAATGCTTTGCTTTTAGATATTGCACCAAGTGCCTCTATGTTTAGATCCATGTCTAAGAAAGGTTCTGAAGATTTACCTAATCCCATAAAATTAACATTGGACCGGGTACCAAGGACATCGGACAAGTTCCCACCCAATTTAGAATACAATTGAAGGATTGCGTCGATAGTTGTTTTTTTAGCCATAATACTTTACTTCTCCTCGTACAACAGGTTCGTCTTCATAATCTTCAGGATGTCGAACCAAACCACCCTGTCTAATTCTCATAATGGCCTGTGTCGTACTATCGACATAGTCATCATATTCGCCAAATGGAAAAGCTGCACACTCTTCAATTACTTCCTGTGCAAAATGCTCATGCATAGGNGCCCATATTTTTCCACTCTCAAAGAGCGGGGCAACGGCGTTTAATCTTGTATGTTTATCATTTCCTTTGCTTGGAGTAAAGTTAATAACCGGTATATCCATTTGTCTAAGTTCGTGGGTCAAAGGCAGTCCTGTAGCCTTCGCCTCAATAATTACCATGTCAGGTTGCCAGTCCCTATATTCCTGTAACGCTACACGCCGGAGTTCTGGAAAGTCATACCGGTCCTTAAATGCATTAAGCAGTATTATATTCTGTCCATCGGCCTCTGTATGAAACACACCCCACGTGGTTATAGCACTAAAGTCAGAGGTGGTCTTTTTGGTAAACGCTGTATCGTAACTTTGTACGATATAATCTAATGGTGGTGGATACT